GAACTACCGCGCGCTTCCTCTTGGCCCTGCCTATGCGAAAACAAACTCGCTTACGGAAGACACGGCCCCAGATTTTACAAACGACTTTGTGACGACTGCAAAAGCGTCTGGGACTGCAAGCCGCAAGCTTCGCCTGAACGGTGTCCACTCCCCATCGTCAGGCTCCAAGACGGCCTCGTACACGGTCACGGACTCAGACCGTGGGACATCCATCCGCTTTGCTGGCCTGGCTGCGAACGCAACCGTGACGCTTCCTGCTGCTTCGGGGCGCGCTGGGTTCCTGCTGTACCTGTCCAATGAGGACACTACGGACACCGTTCCGTTCTCGATGATTGTTGACCCCAATGGCGCGGAACTCATCGACGGGTTCAGCACTCGTGCAGGGTTCACCGGAACTCGCATCACCATCCTTTGCGATGGTACTGGGTGGAGGACTGTCCAAGGGTTCTACAGGTACTTCAGCGGGGACCAGACGATAACGGCGGCGGGCTCTTTGACGCTGGCGCACGGCTTGGGTGCCGTGCCTAAAGAAATATGGTGCGAAATCAAATGCACGACGGCTGAATTCAACTATTCAATCGGAGACATCGTCGCTATGCCGCCGTTCTATTATGACAGCGTGAACACGCACAATGCGAGCATTGTCCCGGATGCAACGAACCTAAACATCCGGTTCACTTCTCCAGCGAATACTTACTTGGCACCAAATAAGACAACTGGCGCGCTTGCGAACCTGACCAATACAAGTTGGCGCGTCCGCTTCTATGCAACTGCCTGACATGCTCCCCATCGCAGCCATCATAGGTGGCATCCTGTACAGGTTGAGGGGAGGGTGGCTCAAGGACCTCGTGGCCCCCTACAAGGTAGGGACCCAACTTAGTCGGGTTGTTTGGGCGCTCCCGACTGCCTGCCTGATGACGGAGATGTCCCACTCACCTTGGTGGATGGCTCTTGTCATGGCCGTGACGAACTTCGCATCGCTCGCCATGTTTGGCACTGGTAGTATCTGCCCGCCAACGCGAAGGTTGAGTACCCCGACCTGTTGGGCTTCTACCGCAACTTCCTCGCGGCGCTTCCGGTGTTCTACTTCGCCCCGCTCATGTTTGGCCTGTACGCGGTCGCTGGGTCGCTTCACTCAATCCTCTATTGGCTAGGTCATCGCACTGGATACGACAGCCGGGCGGGTGAATGCATTGTCGGTGCCGTTTCTTGGAGCGTGATCGTCCTATGTCGATGAAAATCAGTGACGCAGGCATAGACCTGATCTGCCACTACGAAGGTTGCAAATTGACATCGTACCCAGACCCTGCAACCGGGGGGTATCCGTGGACTGTGGGTTATGGTTCAACCCGCAACGTCCACCCTGGAATGACCATCACGATGGATGAGGCAAAGGCCCGTCTTCGTGAAGACCTTGAGGACGCTGAGAAGACCGTCACGCGGCTGGTCAAGGCTCCGTTGGATCAGTCCCAGTTCGACGCACTCGTCAGCCTTGTGTTCAACATCGGCGGGACGAACTTCGCCAACTCCACGCTGCTCAAGAAGCTCAACGCGCATGACTACCTTGGCGCTTCCGGTGAGTTCGTCCGCTGGAATAGGGCCAACGGTAAGCCAATGCTCGGACTGACACGCAGACGCGCTGCCGAGCGCGGCCATTTCTTGAGGGGCTGAGTATGAATGAGTCAACGTTGTATCAGGAAGTGGGCGAATTGCAGGGGACGGTCAAAGCCCTCACCAGCGAGGTCGAGAAGCTCCGCGACGAGGTGAAAGAACTCGTCGGCCTTCTCAATCAGGGTCGTGGGGCGAAGTACTTCCTGTTTGTCTTGCCGAGCATTGTCGGAGCCCTGTCGGGGGTCTTCGGCTACTTTGGCCTGCACTGGTCCATAGGCCACTGATGCCAAAGAAGCGCCGGAAGACCAAGCGCAAGGGCGGGAACACCGCCAAGGCTTCCGACCGCGTGTTCTACCGTAAGCCTTCCATCATGCTTGCTGAGTTCCTTTGGTCCGGTCCCGGGCTGGTGGTCGCCGTACTTCTGTACGGGTGTGCGGCCATATTCATCCACTTCTTCACATAGGTGACCCGTGGTCGCGAGGCTTTCCCCGAAGCAACTTCAAGACACGTTAGACCTTTATGAGCAATGCGGACGCAACGAGCAACGACTAGCCGACAAGCTCGACGTAGCAAGAACAACAGCCGCGCACAGGCTTAGGGAAGCCAAGCGGTGGCAAAATTCAGGAGGTGCTACTGAGCCGCCTCCCAAGTTCAAAATAGACCCGCTTCCAGACCACGACATTAGCGCCGAAGAACTCATCGAACACCGCAAGCGGCAGTTCGCCAAGCGGCATGAGGCCGAGACAGCTCGCAAGCTGATACCCATCAACATCAAGATGGGTGGCCCAATTGGCATTGTCCATTTTGGCGACCCGCATGTGGATGACGATGGTTGTGACATTGCCAGGCTAGAGCAGGACCTGAACACCACGCGGGAAACCGAGGGGCTGTATGGTGCCAACTTGGGCGACCTTCAGAACAACTGGATTGGACGCCTTGCAAGGCTTTGGGCCGAGCAGTCTACGTCAGCAAGCCAAGCGTGGAAGCTGGTTGAATGGATGGTTGGGTCGGTCGATTGGCTCTACATCATCGCGGGGAACCACGATGCCTGGAGCGGTAGCGGCGACCCCGTAAAATGGATGATGAAGACGCAGTCCGGCCTGTACGAAGCCCACGGCGCGCGCGTTGCTCTCAAGTTCCCGAACTCCAAAATCGTCCGCATCAATGCCCGCCATGACTTTTCAGGACATTCCATGTGGAACCCAAACCACGGCCCCATGAAGGCCACGCAGGGCGGTTGGCGTGACCATCTCCTGACCTGCGGTCACAAGCACGTCAGCTTCCTGTCAGGCCCCCTGAAGGACCCAAGCACGGGCGTCCTGTCATGGGCAGTCAGATGTGCGGGCTACAAGGTGCACGACCGTTACGCCACGGAAAACCACCTTCCAGACCAGAACGCCTTTAGTGCTTGTGTGAGCATCATTGACCCTGACTACGCGGACGATGACACCCGCCTGATGACGGTAATCCCGAATGTTCAGGAGGGTGCCGAGTTCCTGACATGGAAGCGCGCCAAGTGGAGCCAATCCAAGCGGGTGCGGAAATGAGCGACATCACGGACCACGAGGACGAAGACGAGGCCCCGGCACCCGTCCAGGTGTTCAACATCTCGATTGAGCCGATGCCGTTCACCGAGGTTGAATCGACTGAGCCTGACAGGCTTTTGAGGAAGTGGCTCATCAAGGAGATTCATCAGCCTGACACGCCAATGACTCAAGGTACCGTTGACCATTTAGAGAGGCTTTTCCAGTGGGTTCAGAACGGGATACCGGAGCCGAAGATAAAGGCCGTGAAATGAGTGTGGCACCCAACCGCAGATTTTCTGTCAACGAGCAAGTCGGTCCATTTGTGGTCACTGTGGGATTTACTCAGGACCACCGAGGAGACTGGACAGTCCCGTTTGAGGCGTTCATCAGCGCGCGCGGGAGAAGCGGGACAGAACTCGACGAGCATCTGTACAACGTAGGCGTTTCCATCTCGAAAATCATGCAGGCCGAGTAGGTGCTGGAGGTCCCGCACCTCCGCCAGCGCACGAACTACTCCTGCGGCCCTGCATGTCTGAGCATGGTCCTCGCGTTTCACGGGCAACTCGTCACTGAAGACAAGTTGATACGGCGCACCGGAGCAACACCGGAGGACGGACTTTCACCCTCTGGAATTGCAAGATTCCTGAGACGCTCCAGATACTCACACAAGCAGCAGCAGCGCATGACGCTCTCATTGCTCGCCGCGTATTTGGAACGCGGGTGGCCCGTCATCGTGGCCTACCAGGCTTGGCCCTTTAAACCGTCGCAGACTGACTTAGGCAGGAGTTGGGATCATGGACATTACTCTGTTGTGGTGGGGCTGCGTGATGGTCGGGTCTGCCTTGTTGATCCTTCATCTAAACGACCGCGACGGTATTTAGACGCTGACAAGTTCATCGCCAGTTGGCGAGACATCGAAACCAGAGGTGACAAGATTTATCGCCGCTGGGGTGTGGCCGTTGGGCCTCGTTACAGAAGGAGGTCGCAATGACCCGCGCTTGTAAGGATTGCGTGTTTTTTCAGGAGATCAGGCATCGTGGCGGTGAATGCCGCTTTGAGCCTCCAAGAGCATTTGAGGACCGCGCAAGGTGGCCTCAAGTCCAGCGAGACGAGTGGTGCGGTCGTTTCGCTGCGAAGGATAGCACTGCAACAGGTGTGGTCGTGGGACCCGCCTACATTCAGGAGTAACACACATGGACGTTCCTTACGGAAAGTCGGTTGTCGTGCCGTTCAGTTTCGCGGACGCAAATGGCAACGCGGCGAAGGTAGACGGGCTGCCAGCAGTGACTTCGACCCTTGGCGAAGTTGTTGTGGCGGCTACGGACGTTGGCTTTACGGCCACGTTGACCATTGGCGCGGTCGGTGCTGCCTCCCTTTCCGGGACGGCTGACGTTGACCTCGGCGAAGGCGTGAAGGACTTGGCGTTCTCGCTTGGCGACTTTGTCGGCCTTGCCTCGCCGGAAGCTGACCACGTTACGGTCGGCGAGCCTTCCATCATCTAACGAAGGCGGGCGGGTGGTAAGGCC